AAGTCCAAGAGTATATAGCGCAGAATGATATGTCTGTTTCTCAAGAAGATGCTGATACCTACAACCAGAGTCTTGATGATATTGAAGAACACGCGAATGCCGCTGGTGCTTTTTTAGCTGTAGCAGGGAATCCAGAGGCTGTAGCATTTTTAGATCAGGGTGCAATGGACAACAACACTCGCGTCGAAGATAACGTGCTTAGTTACAGCGCCTCTAACAAAGCTGTTGAATTAGCTTGGGCCTCAAGCGAGACAGTTAGCAGTGTTTATTTAAATGGTCAGGGAGATTACGGTTTAGACATTTACGCCTCCGAAGCCGAGATTCTTAATACGGGTTATGAAAGCTTGTTCTATAACACTGGCCCAACAGCGTTAGGGTTTAACTGTTTCATGTATCAAATTGATTGCGATGAAGGTGATGAAACGTGAGTTTAGAAGAAACGGAACTTAAAATTGGCGGCACATCATTTAAAGGTGTGTACATTGCAATTTTGTTTAGCCTTGCAACAACCTTGGGTGGCGGAGTGTGGACAGCAAGTAGTCTTTATTCCAGATTAGAATCGGTAGAGTCAAGACCGATTCCAGATATTGCGCCTTTGGAAGAACAGGTCATAACGCAAAACAAAGAGTTATTGAGTTCGATTGAGCTAATTAAGCAAGAACTATCAGACAATGATGTATCACAACTTCAAGGTAAACTCGCAACGCTAGGCGCTAACCTACAAACGATCATTGAGCAGCAAGATAAATTGCTATTAATTGATGACAATGTTGATGACCTTGAGAAGCAAATCGAAGGCATGAAAGCCACAGTTACAAAAGCAGAGCTGGTTACATCAAAAATAACTGGGTTTGAAAACAAGATAAACAAACATACAAGGGAGATAGAAGACTTGTGGTCTGCTATGGACTACCTCAGCAACCCTTTAAAATAGTTTGCATTATGTTATTAGTGTTGCTAATATTATTCTTACGTCTATCAGTACGATATCTGGTCGGCCCGTAGCCGTTAAAAACGTACCCCCCGCCTGCATAGGCGTAAAACCTGTCGAGGTCGTCCCTCGTTAATAAGCGCTAGTTCGTCGCTCCACGATACGGAGATACGGATTAGCCGCTCCTTTAAGTCGGCTGATAAGGCGGCATGTGCCGCATACATTTTTTGTCAACTTAATAGGAGGCCATCATGGCTTTAACAAATTTTGGTACGCTTACAGGCGACCAACTCCAAGCTTGGAGCCGCGACTTTTGGAAAGTAGCGCGCAACCAATCTTTCATCAACCAGTTCGCTGGTTCTGGTTCTAACGCTATGGTTCAGAGAGTAACTGAACTTACTAAGAACCAAAAAGGCACAAAAGCTAACATCACTTTGCTCGCTGATATGACTGGCGACGGTATCACTGGTGACAACACGTTGGAAGGGAATGAAGAAGCCCTCCGCGCGTATGACATCAGCATTGAGCTGGACCAGTTGAGATTTGCAAACAGAATCGCTGGCCGAATGACTGACCAGAAGACTGTTGTAAACTTCCGTGAGCAATCTCGTGACGCACTTGCTTATGCAATTGCTGACCGATGTGACCAGTTAGCGTTCTTGACTTTGTCAGGTGTTGCTTACACTCACAAGAACAACGGTGGGCTAAGAACTGCTTCATCTACTGCTGGACACGACTTGGTTGATCTTGAGTTCGCTTCTGATGTATCTGCTCCTACAGCTGCTCGTCACCGTCGATGGGACGCTACTAGTGGTTTGGTTGCTGGTGACACTACTGCTGTCGCTGCTGCCGATACTATTGGCTATAGCACTATCGTTAACCTAAAAGCTTATGCTAAAGATAACTACATTCGTGGTATTCGTGGTGCTGGTAACCAAGAAACTTTCCACATGTTTGTTACTCCACAGCAAATGGCTAGCCTGAAGTTAGATTCTGACTTCTTGGCTAACGTTCGTAACGCTGGTGTACGTGGCGCTGCTAACGGGTTGTTCTCAGGAACTTCAAGCCTAATGGTTGATGGCGTGATGATCCACGAGTTCCGTCATGTGTTTAACACATCTGGCGCTACTACTGGTACTTCATCTAACGCTGGCGCTGCTGGCTACAAGTGGGGTGCTGACGCTGACGTAGTTGGTGGACGTGCTCTGTTCTGTGGTGCTCAGGCTCTAGCACTAGCTGACATTGGTTTACCTGAAATGGTTGAAGATACTTTCGACTACGGTAACCAGTCAGGTATCTCTGTAGGCAAGATCTTCGGTCTCCGTAAGCCTAAGTACAACAGCGACATTAGTGGCTCTGTACAGGACTTCGGTGTTATCTGCTTAGATTCTGCACAGTAAGACAAGCGCCCCCTCTTCGGAGGGGGTTTTTACTTATAGAAGAAGGTACATGACATGGCACTCCCTTTAGTAGCAATAGCAGCAGCGATAGGTCGACTTGGCGTCACCCAAGCTGCAAAAAAATATGGAAAAAAAGCCGTGCAACAAGCAGTTGCTGCGAGCACAAAGGCAAAAAGCGCTGGCACAAAAGCAAAGAGTGTTGGCAGAGGCGCTGCAGCACGAGTAAAAGCAGCAGAGAATAAAATTTCTGGGGCGGCTGGAAGCAAAAAGCCAATCCAATCAGCTAAGGCAAACGCGAAGCCTACCGACAAGCGCGTTAAAGGCGTCCGTGGTAAATCCAAAGCTGCAACTACACGAAGATCCAATGCAAACCGCGCATCAAATGCCGAGGCAATGCGCTCAGCTAGAGCCGCGAACATACGAAGCGGGCGTAAGCGAATAGCGACAGGAGCAACTGTTGCCTCCGTGGCGATTCCTGCTGGAGTTGCTGCGGTTAAGGGCACAAAGGCAAAAGCGCCTAAGCGATCTAAGTTCGGTGTAGGTTCCGCTAAGACAATTACCCACAACGGTCGAAAAATGGCGAACGTAGATGCCTCGCAGCTAAAAGCGACAGGCATGTCTTTGCGATCATATATGAACGCTTGGAACAAGACCGGCAAGCGACCAACTAAAGCAGCAGTTAAACCGAAAAAAGCACGCACTACTTCACCAAGGCGTGGAAAACCAGGTCAAAAACCACAAAGTTAACAGGACTATTAATCATGAAGATTGTTAGTGGCGAAGATTTACGAGTGGCGACCCTTAGCGGGGCCGTCGTTTTGTTTGAAGCAGGAGTTCCTCGAGAAATCGCTGATGAGATTGGCTTAATCGCCATTCAAATGGGTGCCAAGGAATACAACGACAAATACGTCGAAGAGGTCAACGCTGAAGTAGCGGTGTTTGAAGAAGTTGTTGAAGTGACCACAACTGAAACCAACCCTACTTTGGTCACCGTCCTCGAAAAAATGATGGATGAAGGTGATCCAAAAAACTTTAAAGCAGATGGTTACCCTAAAGCTGCAGCTGTTAATAGAGCAATGGGTAAGACAATTGATACTGATGCCCGAGAAGCCGCTTGGGAATCCATTCTTAACTCATAGGTAAAATATCATGGCAGTCACAGTTCAAAGCGTAATTGATCGAGCGCAAACAGTACTTCAAGACACTACAGGCGTTAGATGGCCTGTCGTAAATGAGCTTGTTTTATGGATTAACGATGCCCAGCGCGAGATTGCCTTGATGAAGCCTGACGCTTCAGCGGTCAACTCGACCATTACTCTAGTCACCGGCACGAAGCAGACTATCCCTTCTGGTGGTAACCGCTTGCTCAAGGTAATACGCAATATGTCTGCTGCCTCTAATGGCACAGGTAAGCGCGCAGTGCGGCTTGTAGATGCAGAAGTTCTTAACAGTCAGACACCTGATTGGCACGACCCTACTGTTTCAGGTGATGCAGCACACACTGCTATCGTTAAGCACTACGTGTATGAAGAGAGCAACCCAAGGAACTTCTACGTTTACCCTGGCGTCGACGGTAATGCGTATCTTGAGATTGTTTACTCATCGAACCCAACTACTGTTGCCCAGAACGGAGCCCTGTCGATCCCTGACATCTTCGCGAACGCAGTAATGAACTACGTTTTGTACATGGCTTACATGAAGGACGCCGAGTACGCAGGCAACGCAGACCGTGCAAACAGTCACTTCCAGTTATTTACGCAGTCTGTAGCTGGTAAAGGCCAGCTCGACGCCGTGACTAACCCAAACTTGGAACGCAGACCTACTAGCCAAATGGTGTAATGAATGGCGATTGCTTATGAAGCGCTACTACCTGAGATCTTACCTATGGTCCCAGGTTGCCCAGACACACTAGTCGAGAGCAATATTCGGTCCTCTGTGATCGAGTTTTGTCAGCGGTCTAACGCGTATCAAGCTGAGCTCGACCCCGTTACTACGGTGGCTAACATTTTTGAATACGACCTCGAGCCACCCTCGGGTACGTCGGTTCAAAAAGTGCTGTGGGTTACACACCTGGGAAAAGACATTGAGCCTATAACCACTACTCTGCTAGAGCAGCGGATACCAAAGTGGCGAGAAGGCAATGGCGTACCTGAGTATTTTGTTCAGTACACCTCTTCGACTTTCCTGTTAGTACCAATACCCACTACTACTGGTGTAAGCAGCACGATTCTTAGAGCAGTACTGCGCCCTACTCACACCAGCACAGCTTGTGATGACGCGGTAATGAACGACTACCGAGACACAATCGTCAACGGAGCTTTGTTCCGTTTACTACGAATGCCCAACAAAGAGTGGTCTGACCTTCAGACTGCTGGAGTGTATGGGCAGCTATTTACCAATGGTATTGAGGAAGCAGAGCGCAGGTCGCGCAATGCCGATACCGCAGTGGCTAGGAAGGTGAAGTATGGAGGCAGTACAGCTGGCGCTTGGCGGGCTAGACGAAATAGATACGGTCGGGGCGGATAGTAACCCCGTCGAAACAGATATCACCTGTAATGCACATTGGGTGTTACCGGCGATACAAGAGATTTTGGATGCGAATCCAATGCTGACGTTTACAGCAGGTGATGTGTACGCAGCATGCGAGGTTGGAGCAGCAACGCTCTGGACTACAGCAGATGGCTTCGTAGTCACTACAGGTGAGACAGATGCATTCACCGGCCAGAGAACTATGTTGCTTTGGCTGGCTTGGGCGAAGAAGCGAGGAATGAACCTCGTAGCCCAGCACCAGGACTTTTTTGTAGCGCAGGCGAGAGAGCAAGGCTACATAAATATAGAAACACGGTCAGCAGTACCTGAGCTACGAGAGTATTTTTTAGAACAGGGTTGGAAGATCGACACTATTGTTTATACGAGAGATGTGTAATGGGAAGCAAACCAAAGAAGCAAGATTACAAAGCATCCGCTGCTGAGCAAGCTGAGTCGCGAATCGCGGCTGAAAAAGCAGAGTTCTTTAACGAGAACTACGCACCGTTGAACGTTCAGGAATTGAAAGATTCTCTAAGCGACGACATTAAGAACTTAGCGCGCGGGCGTGGAAACGCTGATGTGATGCAAGGACTGACATCGACGCCTAGCTACGCAGCTACACAAGATGCGGGCGGCACAGCGAGTGATCTTTCTGGCGCATATCAGTCGACTCTGGGGCAAGCCACTGCAGGTGCACTTGATATACAAAATAAACGTGGGACGGCAGCTGTAGGTTCTGCACAGGGCCAAAGCGCTGCTTCAGCGGACGCAATGTCTCTGCTTACAAACATCGGTACTAACCGCACTCTAGAAAAAGCCAAGAACAACGAATTAATTCGTGGAGCTAAACTCGATGCCGCCGTAAAAGTTGGTATGGCGG